TGTATCCTCTGCCAATTGACGCTGTACAAACGTCCAGTCGCGAACAGTCTTGGGCATCCGGCCAAGCTGCGTATCATTGAGAATCATCCGGTTGGTCATTTGCCAAGCCCCCGGCTGATTAACCGCAACCACCTGACCGGCAGGGTTGCTGTCGTATCCTGTGCAACCCTGAATATCCAGCGACGCGCCCTGCCAACCTTCTTCCACATCAGTCGGGATGAGTCATTGGTTACAGAACGAGTGATGGCAGAGCCAAAGGTCTTGCCGTCCTTGGCATAAGACAGGTCTACGGAGATATTCTCGGTTGCATCTGCGTCCGTTACCAGTTCTATCGGTCCGGCATTAACCCGCATGAAGTCCGGGCCTTCGACTGATGGGAGGGTGCGCTCACACTCGATGACCTGTGCTCCATTATAATGCTCATCAAGATGCTGATCTTCACGCATGACATATACTTCACCAGAATCATCACGCCCGCCAATAATATGCCCATTTTCATATCCTTTGGTTGTATCTGCTTCCTTTATGTCTGTGTCATACATAAACACATGAGCTGACATGAAAAACCTTCCATGATTCTCGGTAGCAAGAAGATCATCATGTGACTCCCATTTAGCCCACTCCTTGGAGTTAGAGTCATAAGTCAAAGTTATGGGAGTAGGGGATGCTGGAGGTGACCCGCTTGGTGGGGTAATTCCATAATATCCGGGGATGGTGAGAATATAGAATTCATGCCCTTGATAACGAATAACTATAGCGAAAGCATTTGCCACATACTCCGCTCTCTTATTAAGCTCGGAATTTATCTGCTCTGTCGAAATCATTTGTGGCTGAAACCCTTCGCCAGCACGAACTACAGTTAACCCGCCGCGCCTATCCTGTGCCAGCCACGCTACTGAATTATCAAATCTCTTTGCTGTCAATGAAGCTGCTATTCCAGTCTCGATAAACCCGCCCTGGAATCTCTGAAATGGCAAATCCTTTCCGCCAGCATTGAACCAGATTTCAGTGGTGTACTCACCAAATAACCATAGCTCTCGCCTGTCAGACAGAACCCCAATTACGTCATCGGGCGCGCCCTCTGCTGTTGCAAAATTAAAAGGATTTTCTACCGAAGCATCATATAAATCTGAATAAATAAATCTTCCTGTATTACCTTTGTCATCACGAATTAAGTATCCGTCCATAAACGCTACAGTATTAGAAAGAACTGAAAGCGCAGAGGAGCTCCACGCCCCCCCTGTATAGGTAAGAGTTAATCCGGTAACTCCCTCCATTGTTGCAGATACGCCATCACACAGAATGATGCCATCCGTTAACGAATCACCAAGCTGACCTCCTGCTACCGGCCCTTTTGTTGTTACAAACCTATGTGCGGGAGTAGTTACTTCAGCCCATGCCGATGCCAAATGAGTCCACTCATAAACGCGATTACCTATAACCGCCCGCATCCATACGCCTGCCGTTGCTGTGGAATCGTAACGCTGAAGAATCCTTACTTCTTTGCGGTACCTTGGACCGCTTGCTGTGCTTTGAATTCTTACCTGCGCGGCAGTTGGGGAGTTTTCATCGCCGGGGGTTCCCCCATTCTCTGTGCTGTCAAAACTAAAGCTCTCTCCATTGTCATTAACTGCCGTTATCGTCCAGTCATCATTGTATTCTGTTTCTGTTGTCGCTCCGGTTATGGTAATGACATCACCTACCTCATACCCATATCTGATATTTGTAATATTACCAAAAAGAGTCGCCGTTCCAGCAGCAACAGTAATGCTGTCGATTTCCTGAAGTTGATCGAGCGGTGCATTAGGGGTTATGCCATAATCGCCATATCGCTCATAGCCCGGACGATTCCTCAGAACCCCCACACCACCACGATTCTCTATGTAGAGATTAACGCAGGTTTCAGGATGAGCCTTCTCAGACGTTCCCGGAGCGTGTCCACCAATCAGCGGAAGGTCGGCCATTATCGTCTCCCATGCGTCTCTAGCGCCATGAAGAATGAAGCCTCTTCACGGTCAGCCGCCCAGATCATGTTCTCTTTCTTCTCACGAGCCTTGGCGGCAATAATCATCTGGGTCTGTGGCCCGACTTCATACTCGGCTGATATCTCATCAGCAAGATTCCACGCAAGGCACGAAGCCCATTCATCGGGAAACTGTATGTTGTCCGTGGCCGTCGATGTGATGATATCGGGATGGAACTCGCAGACCAGAATCATCTTGTCATAGGACTTGGGATTCTTGACCGGCCAGACGTGCAGGGTCGAGAAATTGCTGGCAGTCGTCGTCTCGTGCAGCCCTGGATCGAAGTGGGCCTTGAGAGGTACGCCGCTACTGGACTTCAGAGTCAATCGTTCATACTCCCTGCGCCCGATCAGCTCATTCTCGGCAGCAGAACCGGAAGTGGATTCGCGGTAGGAATACAGGACGCCATGAGGACGCGGCGCACGATTGGTGTAGGCATATATCTTGGCCCCGGTAGAGGCAGCAGAGTCAAGCCCGGTAGTCAGGGTGACAGAACCGGCAGCAATAGAGGCCACCGTGTCCCAGTGAATCGTCAGGTCATCCTGGCGAATACCAATCACATCATCTACCTGCGGCTTGGTTGTAGCGTTACCCGCATAATCAACCCATGCTGTATCAGTGACTTCAATCTGGGTAGCCGCCGCTGCTTCATCGGCCTCGCACGCGCCTTCGATTAGCTCGGTATCGTAGAAGAAGTGAAAGTCGTCGACAGTTCCAGGAGTTCCGGTTGGGCCTAACTTGTACCGCTGCTTCCCGCTATTCAGTATCAGGATGCATCGCTTTCTCAGCCACAAACCAACCCCGTCAGCTACCGACCACTCACGGATCATGGAGTTCAGGGCCAGACGGGCAGAGGTCAACTCGGCTGTAGTCGCCGTATCACCTTCATCATACTCGCCGACAATCCGCAAGGCGCGATTGATGATATCCAGTGCCTCGTGGTCAGTTCCTGGCCAAACCTTGTCATTGGTGTATGCCATTAGTAGCCCTCATAAGCCCCGATAGCTGGTGGTGACTTGAACGCTCGATTTTCCCTGTCTGTGATCGTTGGTGTGCCCGCACCGGCCTCGAACAGATCGCTGATGGCAAGGTCGATATCATAATCGCCGCCCGCCTTGTCTGCGAACCCCTCAGTGGTTACGGCAACGGCATCAACATCGGTCATGCCTGCGCCAGCAACGGCTGTGCCGAAATAACCATTGTTTAGCCCATCGGCACTGGTGCCAGTGTCTGCTGCAATTACACCATCAGAGAACTGGCAGTTTGTAACCCTCGGTCCGACCGTGGCTGTGCCGTCAATCAGCTTTCTGCTTGTGCCCGCTGCTACATAAGTGCATTGCTCAAAGTCAAAGTTAGGATGGACCCCGGCAGTCTGGGCAGCGGTGAAGTTGATTGTTGCACTGTGGTATGCGCCGATAAATGAACAGGCAAAGAATCCAGAGTCAGCCGCAAACACGGCATTTGTAGCCCTGCGCACCAAGTCCATATTAAAATCCGAGCCAATGGCGGATGAGTCTATTGAGCATCGCTCAAAGCGCAATTTAGGACTCGCGCTCGGTTGCATCTGACGAGATGGAACGGTGCTGGTGGCCCAGCTTATATCAACGCCAGTGCATACCAGTTCAGCATTGCTTGAAGTAGTATCAATCCTGCCGGTAGCCGAGCTAAATGTGAGTGTGCCGTTATTCATGTGATACTTGCCGGACCCGTTTATCAGTGAATTGCCTGTAATCCCGTCTAGCAACAACGTGCTGCTATTGATTGTGCAAGTACCTACATTACTCGCGCCAGATGAAAACATCAGCCCCGTTGTGATCAGCGGCCCCATTTGCAGGTTGCAACCGTTAATTACATCAGATGAACCTGCACCAGTGCCGGATACTGGCAGCATAGTAGCGTGGCAGTTTGTGGCTGTGACGTTATTCAGTTCTGAACTCGTCTGATCAATATTAGTAATCAGGAATCTGAAGTTATCGCATACCGTACCTGTAACTTTATAGCTGCCGGTTGTGTGAGCTGTAAAACACTGCGCCGAACTAGCGGCAAGATTGTCTGCAATAATGTTGCTGACCGTACCCCCCTCTACCTCGTATCTTCCGGCAGTACAGCTATAAGCATCACCAGCAGATGTTGCGCTCTTATTCTGTAGCACATCAATATCAATGAATTTTGGAGTAGATGTTACCGTTGCCGCCCCGCGCACATCCACAAGGGCTGCACTGGCATCGCCAGTAATCTGGAACAGGCCGCCATCAGGGTGCTGCCTGACAATCGAGTTGCCAATATCGTTGCCCCGCACCGCAATGCCGACAGTAGAGGTCAGGCCAGCAATGCTGATCGTTACTGTATCGCCAGGAACATTGGTATAAGTGACTCCAGCGATAGGGAATAATACCGCATCCGTTCCGGCTGAAGCCTTGGTAATCGTAGAGTTATACGTTCCAGCCGCAAAGCCAATAACATCAGGTGATGTTATGGTCCCGGCATCGTGAGCTAACTGCAATGTTGCAAGGCTCATGAATGTGCCTGTACCACCAGAGCCATCAGCAGCATCAGGATCAGTAGCTATGCCAGTGGTGCTGACATAGATATTGATGGAAAATCCCTCCCCACCGTCATAGCCAAAGGAAGAATCAAGAGACGAAGTAACGCCCCCCGTTGGCCCAAAGACAACAGGCCGCACAATGCTCACAGTTACTCCTTGTTACCGGCAGTTAACTCAAAAGCTATTTCGCCAGAACTCGTGGTAATCGCAAGCCTGTATCTCCGCGTTGCCCCTGACCGGATAACCTTCTCAGTATCCCCGGTATAAGACTCGACATCCTGCCAGAGAAACGTATCAGCATCAGCCGTGGTTAACGTTTCGCGTTGCAGGATAACCGTTCCTGCACCTGATCCCGTCCCAAAATCCAACGAGAGATCAATCAGGCGTGAGCCACGAACAGTAATGGCAGATGTATTGGCAGTAGCCGCAACATCATGGTTGCCGTGGACCGAATGGCTTGAGGCTTTCTCGTAGTTAGCCATAATTAAGCCTCCTTCGCCCAGACTCCCTGGATATCAACAACCTGCCACGCAACAGTCTGATCTAACGAAGCCAAGGTAACGTAGTCGCCGCGCTTCGCTGTTGCTGCCGTATTGATAAGATCCTTGTTATCAGCGGCAGAGCCAATGTAGCTGACGCCATCAAGGGCAGCAGGGCTGATTGTCAGCAACGTGCCGTCGGGGTTGTCATTAACAATCGTTACCGTGTTACCGATAGCAATAGAGGGAAGGGTGATAGTTGCCGTTGCCTGAAAAATCAAAGTCTTTCCGGCATCGTCATTGATAACAACCGTGTAGTTTCCGGTCTTGATTTCGCTACGATCATCCCGACCATAGCTTCTGACCCCATTGGGGAAATGCGTATAACGCTTTGCCATTGTATTCTCCTTGCGCCCCGCTGATTTGCACAGCGGCTCAAAGCACTACTGACGCGAAAGGATCGGGGGGCGGCAAAGCCCCCCAACCTGTTTACACATCGCCGCCTGTATAGACACCGCGCCAATCCGTCCAGCCCGCGCTGAACCTCATGTACGCTTTAGCCTTGGCATTGTCCGTATCGAAATCATTATCCTTGCCGAACTCCACGTTCTCGCGGTTGAACCAGCACAGACCATTCGGTGCATTGGTTCGCACGAACCAGTTGTTCGTATCGGTAAAGTAATGATTGACCGAATACTTCGGAACCGCATTGAGCGAGCGCAGCGAGTTAATCGCGTTATTCGCCGTATCGTTCTGAAGTGCCGACTTGAGAATGCGCTGCGCTTCAAAGATTTCAGCGGTAGGAACAATCAGCTCCGTCGGCCGCAGGCTGATCTTCAGTCCCCGGCTGTTTTTCGCATCCATGATGTCAACACACAAATCCTCAAGCGAGGCTTCGGACAGTTGCGCTGCCGTGGACAGTTCGTTGGACTGGTTTCCCGAAAGTGTCGGGTGTGCAGCCGAACTCAGTTCCACGCCATCGCCGCCAGTGTAAGACGAGTTATGCGCACGGTTGTACACATTTGCGCCCACATTCTCGCGGGTTTGCGCCATCGAGAAAGCCAGGCTCTGCGCCCGCGCCATCGAGACTTTCTCGTAGAGATTGTCCGCGATTTCTTCCTTGGTACAGATGTACCCGAGAGAATACGCAACATGGACATATCGCTTCGTGAAGCCCTGCTGGTGCTGGTCATAAGCAGTCGCCTGCCCTTCCGGCTTGATTGGAGCAAGACCGAAGCTGGTGTGCTCCACATCTTCCTCAAAGTTCTGGCTGGAGTCCTTTACGTCGAACAGAGACGTGTATTCCGTCTCGTGCTCTGCGTACACGGCTCCGAACCAGGCGTGAACACCCGGCCATAAGGCTTTGGGGTGATTGCCAGTGGTAATAAGTGCCATGATTAGACTCCCACGCCAAGGGTACCAATACCCAGTTGACGCTCAGAGATTGAAACAAGCCAGATAACATCCTGTTCACTACCGTCGCCAGCGTCAACATTAGCCGGGTCATTATCCGGCGCGTTATAGAACCCGCGCAGATAAACCTGCTTTGCTGCCGTTGCTTCGGACGATGAATCCAGAATGAACCCTGAATAGCCCGTGGTCGTTGACCCCGCTCCTGCTACCAGGTCGTAGTGACTGTTAATGTCAATCAACTCGATCTGATCGCCCGCCGAATCAGCGCCAATCATGAATAATTGATCCTGAGTAGCGCGAAGAACGCGCACCCGCCCACCAGTACTTGCCGGGATATATTGCTTGGAAAGGTCGCTGTAGATCGGCTCGATGCCAACCACGACACCATAAATAACCCCGCCAGCCGCTGCCGCTTCAACTTCTGCATAGACGCCGCCAGCAACGGATGATTCCATCCCAACTGCGCCATCAGAACCCGCCGCAAGCAAAATAACGGGATCGCCCACAAAAACCGCTGTCGCATAATCGGCAGCAACCTCGAAGGTTTCCACGTTTGCATCCTGGTTAGCACCGGCGCTATACACGGGGATTAGCCCCCTTGCATATGCCATGATTTACTCCTTGTCTCTCACCGAGACGTTAATTTCACCATAGGTGTTGTTCACTACCTTGCCGTCCTGAAACTCGGGCCGGTAAATGGCCTGATCTACCGCGTCAGCCCTGTCATCCTTGAGTTTCTTGTCCTCAAGGTAGAACTCCATCGGTATCTTCATCAGGATCATCTGGTAATTAACACCACCTTCACCAACCCCGCCATGCGTTCTACACGCATCCTCGGGGCGTAATCGTTCATCTGCACCAGTTAGCTTCTCGGGGCATTCTCGCTCTGCTTCCCTGAAGGACACTTCGGAGTATCCACCACGGCGCAGCCGAATGTAGTTGTCGCCCTCGTCCCTGAACCACCCGTAATGGTAGGCCGGGTCTTTGGATGACACAGAAAGACGCTTGCGCATCCCCCCGAAAGGTACTCGTACAAATTCTTTCTTCTCAGCAGGTTTGGCTGAGACTTCTTTCCTGGGCCTTCCCGGCCCTTTTTTGGCTTGAACAGCCGCTTTGGCGTTGGTCTTAACGTCATCTGGTGTATTTGCTGAACTCATTATCATTGCTCCCATTCAAATTGAGCAAGATACTGCGGCTTGGTCAGGGCCGGGTTCAGCTTCTTGAACCGAGTATAAGCATCCTGCGCTTCCTTTGGCAAGTCATCGAATGCCCTGCCGCTGGACCTGTTAACTGACTGGACCCCTGAAGCGGGGTTGCCGGGTGCGCCACCGTAGACCGGATCGGAGGTACGGTCGGGATAACGCGCCCGGACTTCTCTAGATACAGCGGCCAATCGCTGCGCACCGGGGGGAACACCCTCCGCTTCAAGTGTTTTCGATATTTCTGCCGAAAGCTCCCGAAGCTCTGGATCACGCGCATACCAAGGGTTTGCGGCGACCCACTGATCTACCACAGCCTGTTGTTGAGCATTGATGCCATTGGCACCCCCGCTCTGGGGCTGCGCATCAGCATTGAGTGATGCTATGTCCCGGTCTGCTGCAATACCGGCCTCGACATCGCCTTCTGCGATGGCTTCTGCCTTGTCGCGCTCCAGTTGTAACAGGAGGCGGTCTTTTTCACGCTTTTCTCTCTCGTAGTTTTGCTGGACCAGAGC